CTGTTAAGTGAGACCGGAAACTATAAAGGATTCGGTTATGTATACAAGGACGATGTAAGGCCATGCTTTCCAGATAAAGTAGGCGCCGATGCTTCTAATCCCGCGTGGGATAAATCCCGTGACATGCGCAGAAAGTATTACTAAACCACACTAAACTCACACTAACAATGAACTTACAAGCTCAACTTGATCATTATCTCACCCAGTGGGATATCAAACAATCCACCAAGCGTGGATATAATCCATTCGCTCTAGGTATCTACCTAGAACGGGCAGAACGTTTAGCTAAGGATGTAGCTCAAGGCGTCACAATTAGTGACGCTATTGATGTACACTTCAACGACAGAATTGCAGCCATGCTGCACAAAAAGTTCTCTTAATTTACCACGTAAATGAACTCCGCAATGACAATTAACAAACTCGATTTGCTGACTGCTAGGGAACAATTAATGGAAGACATTGATTGCATCCTTGATGAATACTTCCAGGAGTATGGTATTACAAACGACCCTCAACTTGTTAAGGTCTTATGTGATGCCGTATGTAACAACTTTCCTTTCTAACTCACCACACACACTAATCGTTATGATCACTACTAAGACTGTGTTGATTAACAACACCGAATACGAACTCTCCGCTGTTAACAACCTAACACGGGTTGAGATTAACAACCGACTGCATTACTTAGGTGATCAAATACTTAAGTTACGTATGCAACAAGATGAACTAATTAAGATGCGAGATGAGTTAGATACTCAGCCCATAGACTTATTTCATGCGATGTTCGAAACAACTTAAATCACTATCCCGTTTGTATTAGTGGGCTGCGCATACTTACCACGCAGAACTTAAACATCCACATCCAAATTATTACAATGAAACGCCCTCAAGGTTTTGTTTTGTGGGAGGGATTGTCGCCTCTCGATGGATCCCCAATCGTATGCATTGCAACACTTAAATCAGTCAATCGCAAGACTGGTAACATGATCCAAACATTCATATTGCACCAGGATATTAATCCTGTGGCTGCACTTAAGAGCGGCGATGATTTAGCGATCTGCGGTAATTGTTACCACCGAGGATCAGGCTTTGCAAACAACAAGCCGCGCAGGAAAAGATCTTGCTACGTAAATGTAGGCCAGGCGCCTAACAAAGTATGGAACGCATATGTGCGCCTCGTTTACCCTAAATACGATGCAACTATACACTCTAAGTATTTCAAAACACGGAAGATTCGCTGGGGTAGTTATGGCGATGGCGCTATGTTGCCCGCTGAGTTAGTTACATATTTCAATGACCTATGTATATCCCACACAGGATATACTCACCAATGGCGAGAATCATTCGCTCAATGGTGCAAAGGTGTATTTATGGCATCATGTGATGGGCTACAGGATTACATTGAAGCATCCGCTCATGGTTGGAAGACCTTTGCAGTTGTAGCAAAGAACTCTGTAGCATTCAGTGGTAAACAATGCCCAGCTACAGTAGATAACAGCCAGGCGCAATGCCTAACATGTAGCCTATGCGATGGTACTAAAACAGATATCTTTGTAGAAGTACATGGCACTGGGGCTTCTAACTTTGTGGCCGCAGTGTAGCTGAAACCATAAACATGATGTACACTGCCTATGCAATTTAGATTTAATCCGTGGCAGACAATGTAACCACGCGGCATTACAGAATTGAATTAGTTATCGAAGTTAGTGCAGATAAAGCTAGCCCTTTAGTGTGGTTATCTGAATGCATCTATGAGAACATCGACTTAAACAACTGCGAAGATCTTAAATCATTCAACATGGAGGAACTCAAATGAACTGGCGACCTGAAACAATTGAAGAACACATTCTTGCACTTGAGCGAGAACTTGAGGAGGTAAACTCTGACAATGAGTGGGAGTTTATTAACAACAAGCTGGAAAACTTAGAGCTCAAACTGTTGCATAGCTGTGTTGAGTATATGGAGATTGCCTATTGACAATTAAATCCTCGCTCGCTTCGCTCACTGCGGGCCAACGCACACACTAACCTAACACTCACTAACTAACATCATGGAAACCTACAGAGTAACTGCAATCGAGTTCAGTTTAGAAGATGACGAAGATCTGACAAAGTACGAAGCAATTCGTATTAATGAAATACTCGAAGAAAAGTATCTTCATAGTGAATGGACTGTAGAAGATGGAGACGAAGGGTTTAGCATTGCAGATTTAATATCTGACGAATGTAAATGGGGCGTAGACTCCATTGATTATAAATTAGTCGAATCTAATTAACCTAATGGAAAACTTTCCCTGCACAAGTTGTGGTCTTTGCTGTAAGATTGTCGGTCACGTTTTAGCTGACGTTGACAAAGTTACAGACCCAGTGATTAAACAACTGTTTAACGACTTTCCCTATGAAACCACGGATGGTGTTTGTAGTATGCTACAGCCGGATAATACCTGCGCTGTGTATGACAATAGACCGGACATGTGCAACATTAAAACTATGTCTAAGATCCGTGGCATTACTGATCTAAATGAGTATTACAAAATTAATGCTCAGATATGCAATTCTTGGATTCAACTTAACAAACTCGATTCTTCCTACCTAATCAACCTGGAGCAATTTAACCATGCTAAATAAGTACAAGTTCACTGTTTATGTTGAGACAAACTCTGGCGAACGCAAGAATCATTCAATTGTTCGTATGTTTTATAAGAAGTCAGATGTGGATCGTTACTTAATCGGATTTGCTGACGGTTTAGCCATCGCTTATGACGGAGTTATCCTCCGTGGTACAGCTGAAAACCTCAACGAATTGGATGAACACACCAACCAGGTTAAATCTTTAATGAACTGTAGTTAATTTTAGGGGGAATTTTAGATTGTCCGAAGCGTTCCTCAGAATAAGTAGGAGGTTTAGATAACATCGATGGAGCCACGAAACCACTTTCGCCTCCAATCATCGGAACCTGCAAGTATTTATTGAGGAACGCAATCGGATTGTTCACAATCAGCTCACTTTTTCATGCCGCCTTTACTACCTTTAGCGCCAGCTTTAGTGCCTTTAGATGCACCACCTTTTTTAGTCATGCCAGCCATGAGAGTTAAACCGAAGGACAACCAATTCTAATCTTAAAAATCTAATTAACGATTCTTAAGTTCTCTTTTATCTGTATATTTTCAAAAATTAATTGATGATAGAGCTTTGCGTTAAGCGCAAGAAACATTACAAATAAACTATAAACATTGTATAAATTCTAACCAATGCGCAAGTTGCGACTCATATTCAATAGTCAGAAAAGAGTTATTACTAAGGTATAGGAAGCAAACACACTAATGCACTATGCGTTATGTAAACTTATGTTTTCTTACTTATTTTGCTCTTGACTTTTAATCTTATTTTGCCATCATGTACCTGGATTCAGACCACCCATGCTATTGAACAGCTCCAAAACCCTTCAAAAATTTGACGTTTTTATCCGAGACAAAGGACGTTGGAAGTTCAGTCACTCAATAGAGGAACTAGACGAATCAACCGTAAAGATGAAGTTCTTAAACGAAAATGCTGACGTTGACCCTTCCTCAATTAGTGTGTATCCAACCCGTTGATTACCGATGAACACGATTGCCGCAATAAAAGTGATTGGAGTTGCTTACATAGCTATGGCTGTGTATTGCTTTTTTTCCATCAATTACTTTTATGGAATTGTGTTTTCAATCTGCGCAGTGACCCTACTGCGCATTCGCTGACAACATAGGTTTCTTAGTGGTTAAACACTAAGACGCAGGTTCGATTCCTGCGGTTGCCTTTGCCTCACTACGGGGCAACGCACCTATTGCTTTTATAGTTCTGAGGTGCTACATTGTACATGGGAGACAGCTCCCCTCCTTTATCCTTCTTAAATCACATGAACACCCCCAACTTCACGACCCTGATTAAAGACGCTGAGCTCGCTGCACACTCATGGAACGAGTTTGACATAGCAACCCTGTCTTGCAATGAGGCTTTTGGTCTGCCTTTTAACGCAGCCAAAGAGACCTTGACTAACAACGTTACCGTTGCTGAGTCACGCAAATTTGATTTGTCTGTATTCAGTGGCGCTGAATCTGCTTTTAAGTTCCCAGCCCTTGAGACAAACATTGTTGTTCGAGTAACACGTAAGCCCACAGCTCACTCAAAACTCGAACGGATCGACGATAAGATCGAGCAATTAGAACAGAAACTTAAAGTGGCAAAGATCGAACGTAAGAAGTTGATCGAGCAGCTTGCTGTAACTGGTGATGTAGATATGATTACCGATAAAATCAACCTCGCATTTACTCGCTTAAAATGATCTACCGTTTCGCTTCCTTCACACTTCTTAGCCTCATGTTTGGGGTTATAACTTGCGCAGCGTTAGGCTACGATCCTCTGGTTTTAGCCAAAAGACCAGGTTACCAGATTCAAATCTGCAAAAATCCTGAAATCCATACAAATGGATGCCTTCCATAGTATTGTATGGCCGGGCCATGGGAACCCTGGGTCGTTTACAGCAACGACCCATTTTTCTTTATTAACCTTCACTTTTCTTGTAACTAACCATGAACTATTTGCTTTCTTGTACAATTTCCGCCAGTGTTCGTCAAAGCATTCAGATTAAATTTGACGATCTCAAACTTCCGCAATCAGTTGTAGACACGTTAGAGAAGAACAACACTGTTTCTTTACGACCTAATCTTTCTAACGCACTTAAATCTGAGTTAGATGCTCTTCGAGTTATGCAACGAGAGTTGTATGACGGCTACTGTATACACTTTGGCGACACTCATTTTGTAACAGCAAATTATTTCGATGAAGCAAACAAATTAATTAAACAAATTCGTGCGAAAGCTAAAGAAGCTAACGAACGTTTGTTTGGTTTCTGGGAGTCAGAGCACGGTAAATGGAGGAACACAGTAGAGGGTTTCTTGCTTCCTCTTTTTAAGGATGAAATGGAATACAAACTGGCTAGCGATGCCTATATGCGAGTGTTCCCGACACTGCAAGAGTATCGCAATCCAATTGGGGTTCATGTTGTTGGCCCTCTTCCAGTTTCTTTAGAAGTTGCTACGAAACCAGTTGAAGGTGACGTGCAAGGTTTGCTTATATATGAAAATTCAATAAATACTAAAGAAGTAATCGAAGCAGCCCACGCTAATGCTGCGGACAAAGCACTTTGTTTAGGTGCTGAATTACTAGACGACTTAGATGTTAGGACTGTAACTAAAGTCGGACGACAACAAACAGGTGGAGATAAGAAGCGTGGGTCTTGGCAAGTAACAGCCGAGAAGCTAAAGCTAATTAGCGATTCCGTAGTTGGGTTTGATAACTTAGCTGGCTTAGCAGATCAACTGCTAGGTGCAGGCAACGCAATTCAATCACCAATGCGACAAGTTCGCGAGGAAGGATGTAAAAGATTCCAAGAATTGCAACAAGAAATTCGTACTGAATTGGAGTCGATCGTTGACACCCGTGATACATCTAAAGGACTAGAGACACTTCAAAAATCTCTAGCTTTATCTAACACTTATACAACTCTATGCGAACAAATTAAAACTGCAGAAAACTTAAATGCTCTGGACCTATTGGTTAAAGAAGCAAACATTGAGTTGGACATTTACGCACAACGATCTAAGCATCTCAATAAGATGATTGGTCAGCGCCGCGAACTAATTAGTGTTGCTGGTGATGATTTAGATGATTTACTTTGTGGCATCAAAGAACCAGCGACAACTGAACCAACACCCGATTTCTAATGACACAAACTGTTTATGCCTTTCATTCAAAGGAAGGCTTTCTCTCTGACATTGAAAAATACACTAACGATCCAGAAAAAGCTGTTACCTTTGTCTCTTTTGAAGTAGCTTCAAAACGATTAAACGGATTCAAAGATCGATTAAAACATACTTGCCGAATTGTATCTGTACAACTTCCTTTCCCACGAACAACGGCGGTGCAGTTTTATGCCTAGATTAACAACAGTTAAGTTTCAAACAATCTTACTTGAAGATTGTCCTACAAAAGAACCGGTTTTATTAGAAGTTAAGTATCGCAGACAATTAGATAAACCAGGTGTTTTTATAGTTGAAGGCTTTAGTGCTCGATTAAAAAACGATAAACATCTAACTATAGAACGGGCAATGCATTCGGACATACACAAACTAGTTGCGCAAGTTAAAGAAAAAATTATAAAACAATATGAGGATAAAAACATAAAGTATAACGATTATGTTAAACGAACACCTTTAACTCTGCCTCACAAAGAATTGAACTATACATATTCATCCGAAGATAAGTTTCCCTGGCTTAGTAACGCAACTCAGGAACGATTTAAGATTGGAAAAAACTATAAAGGAGAGTGGGTTCGTTTTGTGACAACTAATCTTGAATGGGTGGTGATTGATAATATAGATGATTACGTACTTTTTGATCAAGCCAAGCAAACTGAATTCATAAGACAAACAACGCTTTTGTACGAAAACTTTAGAGAACAGAGAGAGAGTTTGGTTACTACGTACCAAACATTATGGAACAAAACATATGAGCAAATATTCAATGGGTTAACGTATGAGAACAATAAGGATAAGCCTCAAGAATTCGACGAGGTTTTACGAAGTTACATTTAATTACACTCTCGCTGCTTTGCAGCAGCGGGGCAAGCTCACAGTTTGCTACAATCCCTACAACATCACATCACGCTCATGAATGACACTTTATTCGCTTCTCTCCAAACCTTTCGCGCAAACCTAAACGCTGCCACGCTCGAACGTGAGTCTGTGGTTGATGGTCTGTTAGCAACCCTGATAAGCAAGCAAAACGCTTTCTTGTTAGGAGAACCAGGTACAGGTAAATCTGATCTAGTACGGAACATATGTAACGGGATCTCCGGAGCCAACTACTTTGGTTATCTTTTAACTCCAACCACCGATCCTTCCGAGATCTTTGGCCCCGTGGCCGTTACCAAACTTCTTAATGACGAGTACACACGCGACGTTAAGGGGTATCTTCCAGACGCTCACATCGCATTCACGGATGAGTTATTTAGAGGCTCATCCGCTATTCTGAACTCACTGCTAACTCTTTTAAACGAGCGCACTTTTAACAATGGAAAAGAAGTTATCCACACTCCGATTCAATCTATTGTTGCAGCAACAAATTCCTGGCCGGATGAAGAATCCCTTCAAGCATTTGCAGACAGATTTTTGTTCCGACCCACGGTGGAATTTCTTAAGAAAAGCACATCGAAACGGATCTTGGATGGTTGGGCTCTTGGAGTCGAAGAACGACCTACCGTAGGTACACACTTAAGTCTTGACACCCTTACACAGTTACAGGACGCCGCTAAACAAATTAAAGTCTCAGATGATTTCGTAGATAAATATGGTGAAGTATGGGATATGTTAAGTGCCCGTGGTATTACAATTAGTGATCGGCGTCGTGTGCAAGTACTTAAGTTCTTAAGAGCTTGGGCAATTGTTCAAGGAGATGAAGAACTTGTACCAGAACATATGCACGACTCTCTGGTTCATATTGTATATAGAACACCCGATGATAAGGAAACTATTAAAGAGATCCTTGATCAAGTGATTCCCACGGCTAACAAAATATTTGCCGATGCTAAACGAGCTGCTTCTGGGATAATGACGGAGTATTCAACTACGACTCATAAAGCTCAACTACGTAGTAGTGGAATCTCTGAGTTAAATGATTTTGTTATTCAGTTACGTAAGTACCATAAAGATATGCAGACAGTCCGAGACAAAGTAGGGGAAGTTATTGATGGGAATAAATATCGTATGAATCTGAGCACAAGACAGACAGGCGTAAAATTACAGAAACAGCTTGAAAGTTACTGCGAAACGCTGACCGTTGCAATTAGCGACATTAGCAAGTAACCTGGGCGCGTAGCATCACATCAACATGACTGTCAAAACTGAAGACCTAAATCTCGTTCGAAAAAGACTGGCAGACTTTATAGAGTCTGCGGAGGTAATCAGTCCTTCAAGTGCTTACGACAAACTTGTAGCTCTATTAGTCGATTTAGATCAAGCCATCATCAGATCCAAAAAACAAACATGAAATTAAACAAACACACTGAATTTGTGAGGCTAACTCACAACGAACCTCTAACGCTAGCTTGCTCAGCACTTGCAGATTTTCTTTGGGAAGACTTTGTTGTAGATGGGAAACCTTCTGTAACTTATCTCATTGATCACTACAACATTAAAAAACTATCCCGCTTTGGCAAAGAGCTTTTCGAACGGTTGTATAACGCAGATGACGTAAACTGGATCATTACAGAGCAAGCTTACGAAGATTATTTCAGAGCAAAACAAAATGGAGATGACATTAAATTTCCAGAAGGATATAAGCCTGAGAATGGAATGTGGTATGCGATTATGTCTGATATTAGTCTTGCCGCTGCTTGGCCTCATTTACTAGCTAGAAGTGTAGGTAATCAATTTAACGCAGGTAACAACGCAATCAATATTTTAAACCAACTGTCTGAAGTCATAGAAGAGTTAATTGAGAAAGATTTATTGGATGTTCAACTTGTATTCAACGCAGGAGACAAACTAGATGAGTTAAGAAAACAATTTCAAGATGCTCAGGCTAAAGGCGATAAAGCTGCAATGGATAAAGCTCGTGCTGAGGGTAAAGAAATTAATCAAGCAATTCAAAACGCCATAGAAGAACTTAAAGATCAAATAGGATCGCAGACCAGCAGGATTGTAGATAAAACGAATAAAGATTGCGACGAAACAAATAGTTCAATTTCAACTTTGTTTGGAAACGAAGAAGGTAAGGGAACCCACGGTGCAGATTTGCAAACTAAGAGAGACTTAGCGGAAAAGTTACAAAGAAACCCCAAGCTAAAAGCACTGGCAAAGAAGTTAGGTGCTCTCCGAAAAGTGTGGCAAGAACGAAAACGAGCGAAGATAACGAAGTCAACTTACGAAGCAATTAACGGAGCGGTTTTTTCAAATGACATTACAAGAGCCTTTCCTGTAGAACTGGCACTAGCTAGTAGTAATGAGGGAAAACTTTTATTTGCATTGAAGTACTCGCAGAAAACTTTGCTTACAAAAGATTACAACGCTCACCGAAAAGATATAGGTAAAGGTCCAATAATCATGTATGTAGACACCTCAGGTTCTATGGGTGGAGAACCAGAAGTCTGGTCAAAAGCTATTTCGTTTGTAATTTCTGAAGAAGCCTTAAAGGAAAATAGAGAAGTTCAGATCTATTTATTTGATACACGAATTGAACAGGGTGTAATCTTGAAGGGAAATAGAAAAACAAACAAAGAATTACTTGACTTTGTAGGCACTTGGCATCTCGGCGGAGGTACAAGTTTTAACTCCGTAATCTCCCACGCGGTCGAACTAACAAAGACCCAGGATCGTTCAGACATTCTTTTGATTACGGATGGTTATTCAGACGTTCGAGACTCTAATATGAGAGCGCTTCGGTCCCTCAAACAAAGGACAGGAGCCATGTGGAGTACAATCTGTATCGGAACACATGTTCCGGATATAGTGCATGAGTTTTCAGATGAAGCTTATGCGGTCGACATTTCTGCTCACGCAGAAACCATTGACGTTATCCAAAAATGTATTAGGTGATCACCATGCCACGACCTTCTGAAGATCAAATCCTAGAGCTTTGGCGCGACACTCAAGCTTCAGCTCGCATAGACCATCCAGACCCTCCATTAGAGTTGATGATAGGCCGTTTTGCTGACTCGTTGTTAGACAAGTGGCAGTACGCTGAAGGGCGCTCAGACCTCGACAGTCTGTTTGACAATTCAAACTGGGTGTGGGCAGAGGAAGAGGACGAAGGAAAAAACAATGTGTGTGTTTTTTAAAAAGTAAGACTTTTATTTATTACGTATTCTTTATTATGACTCCTGACTTTTCTGAGTATTTTTACTTGGACTCCGCTATTTATAGCGGTCTAAGATGGAAAAAGAGAAACGGACGTATTGCTCCGGGTGAAAAAGCTGGAACCTTATATAAAACTAAAAAACATTATGTTGTTCAGCTTCTTGGAAAAAAATACAACTGTGACGACATTATCGCCAAACTTAAAGAAAATAAAAAGTTAGTTCGTTAAAATTACTAAACAACACACAGACAAACTAATGGACGACTCTCAAATTTGCGATTCACTTCTTGACCACTGTTGTACCGTATTTAACAACGTAAAATTTAATCTGGGTGTTAGCTCAAAAAGTGCGTGGCAACGAGAAGCGCGAGAACCAATGGCTGCGGTTTTTAGAACCTTGGCTGAGGAATTGGTTATTGATTTAACTAGTGATAAAGACGATAAACATAACCAAACCTTAACGTTAGTAAAACATTATTTGTTGAACAAAGCAAACGAACACTTGGATGACGTAGTGTGAACCACGCTGATGTAAACTCGGTTTTACTAGAACCAAGTAAAAGGGACGCAGCTACGGAAATAAAGCTTATAAAAGATATATATTATTGGGATTCCAGTATTGAAAGTTTAGCTAACTGGATAATGGCTTCGTTATGGACTGCCGTAAACACAAAATCCCAGACTGAAGGAGATGACTATGTTTTTAAATATAAAGAATCTTGTATTGCATATAACTTTAAACAAAGAATATTCACTATTAATCTATGGAGCGAAGAAAATTCTTTTTATACTGTTGGTTTACATGTAAGTTCTTATTTGGAAACACTCTATGGAGTTAAAACATTTGCCGAAGTAGAGACTTCTTTAATATTTGACATTGTAGAAATTGAAAATTTATCAAAAACAATAGCTAGGGATGTTGATACGTGGATAACAAATGTACCTAATATTTACAAAGAAATTTGTGCTGGTTAATTTGCATATTTTTATGTCATTAGTTCGTTTATAAACTGACCTACACTCTTTTTTTTTATTCAACTACGGTTTGGCTTACTTGTTGTTCACTATTCATTTCGTGTTTAATTTGGCACCACGTCCGATCGTTAGGTATTACCTCTGTTCCATAAGTCCAATCATCGTAACTGTCTAAATTTCTAAGTGCCCTAGCCAGGCTCTCAATGCTTTGATGTTTTTCTGGTGTTAAGCTCATACTGATTTTAGAAATCCCGGTAAATCTTGGCCTCCAGGATTTCTTATCTTACGTTCTTGAAGACGCCTCAAAAGTTCTGGTGTCGCATTTGGGATACCTTGAACATCTTGATTACCTGGAAGTCGTGGTAAACGTAAATCAAAGCTAGGGGAACTAGCAATTAACTGCTCTTCTGCGAGGATTTCAGGGTGATCCATAAGATACATATCTAAAAAAGTAGCCGCTTCGTCTTGCATCAAATGGTTTCTTCTTAAAAAATTATAGCCTCGCTCCTTTGTTTAAACAAATATTAAATTTTTGTGAAGCGGCTTGACACTATATTTACACCCATTACATTGACCTTGTAAACGGACTTTCTTATGGACATCAAGTTCAAATACCAGGGTTGCACCCTGGAAAACCCAGAAGCAGCGGCTTTAATGAAAGCTGCTAAAGCAAAGCAACCTTTTGAGATCGACCTTGAAACTCTGATCGATGTCAAAATAATGGACAGTGACAAGCTGTTTAGCCTAAGCGTAGAGCAAAAGAGTTCCGCGCTGGCATCCCTAGCTTTTAAGCTAGCTACATCTGAAAAAGCAACTCCTAAATACTCTGCTTTGGTTAAGAACAAACCAAGCACAAAAAAACTCGAAACATCAAAAGATCCTCTAGACATTGTAGAGGAAATAAATAAGTCTGTTAGTTACCGTAGTGCAGGCGCAGCTTTATTGCTCCACCTTTGTACAACAACAGATTATCGCGCAATACGCGATATAGCAGTGGAGTTTGTAAATAAGTGTTCTTCGGAATACCGAATCAAATCCACGTCAGCGGTGTATCGTGGGTTTAAAAAGAACGCTAGTAAAGTATTTGAGCCAACTGAACTTTCTCCCGGAACCCCTCGTCGTGATTCTTTCTACGTCTGCCCTTTATACATCTCTCTTCGTTCGGGCTTGCTCTATTGCGACAGTAATGGGCTGCTGTCTCTTCGTCAGCAATATTCCTGTGGTTCACGACGAGAGGACGCTAGCTCCAAAGCTGAAGCGATGAAGCGGATGTTCTACACATTTAAACTAACCGACAAGGGAAATCAAGTTAAAGAGATGTGGGGAGACATTGAAACATACCTTGTAAACTTCTACAAATCTCGTCAGGCTTGATCAAATGGAAACTCTAAATTACCCTAGAACTTCGAAAGGTCTCACTGAAATTTGTTTCGATGCCTTCAACGAAACTATTGGGGAGTTCATTGACGACTTAGAACCAGAGGAGATTATGGATTGTTTCCGAGGAGCAATCTGTCATAACATTGATTACCACACGGGTGAGACGGGGAAGTTTATGGAACTACTTTCTTATGTAGTTCCTGAACTGGAAGAAGAATCCGAAGAGCAAAACGACGTTTATTAACTTTTAGGTCTGCGGCGTCCTCGCGGTTTGCATTGCGGGGGCGCCTTTACTATTTTCTTTTAAACTTCTAATGCACATCAACTACATAACAACACCCGACACGTACACCGAATCCATTGGAATTCTTACCCAACATAAAAAGATTTGTCTTGACTTCGAAACAACAGGGCTACAAGCAAGGTTGGCTAAACCGCGTTTACTCCAGTTGTGCGACAGCAATCCAACTGATGAGGATCGTACTGTTTATGTTTTTGACTTATTTAAAGTTCAAGCTGACAGCGCGTTAAAAGAGTTAGTAGAGTCCCGCGAAATGATAATTGGTCAAAATTTAAATTTTGACTTGCAGTTCTTATATGAGTTAGGAATTGATTTTAAAAATAAAATTTATGATACTTACATTGCTGAGCGTGTATTACGCTCAGGTTTTAAAGAGAAAAAGATTAGTCCTCAAGCTCAAAAACCTTACTTTGCGGATTTGTCGTGCAGTTTAAAAGCCATCGCACTAAGGCGTCTTAACATTGAACTCGATAAAGAGCAGCGTCGAACAGATTGGTCTCAACCAGAACTAACGTTAGAACAAATAGAGTATGCAGCAAAAGACGTTGATGTACTGCCACGCATTGCCGCAGATCAACTGGAAGAGCTGCGTGAAGAAAATTTAACTCCTATTTATAGCGTCGAGTCGCAGTGTGTTCGCCCTGTGGCTTTAATGTGTTACACAGGATTTGGGGTTGATGTGACGAAATTAATGGTGTTACGTAAACGTATTGAGGATGAACTGGTTGCAAAAACCGAACAGTTTATTAACGAACTTGACTCTAGACTTCCAGAAGATTGCAAACTTCCAAGGTCTAGTGACGGTTCTATTGCTGTTGGAAAAAAACCAAAGAAAGAATTCAACCCCGGATCAACAGCCCAGATCGTCAATGTCTTTAGTTCTTGCAATATCGAGTTGCCTAAAGATGCCACGACGGGCAAAACCACGCTTAACCAAATCGCCCTCTCTGAGTTTGATAGCGAAGACTCAACCTTGATTCTGTACCGAGAACGAACGAAGATTGAGACTCGATTAGAACATGTAAATAAATTAATCAGTAACATAAACCCTGTAACCCATAGGATACACTCTGGTTATAACCAAGTAGGTGCAAACTCCGGACGTTTTACCAGCAACGGATCCCCCAAGACAACTAAAACACAGGGAAAAACCGTTTATGCAGTAAACATTCAGCAAGTTCCAAGGTCAAAAGATTTTAGAGAATGCTTTATTGCTGCTCCAGGTTATAAGTTGGTTATTTGTGACTGGGCTCAAATCGAGTTACGCCTGGGTGCGGAACTCATAAACATAGCTCAGATGAAAGAAGCTTTCGTTAAAAACATTGACTTACACACCTTGACTGCCAGCCTGATATATAAAATTGATATTTCATCGGTAACAAAAGAGCAGAGGCAAGAAGGTAAGACTCTGAACTTTGCTCTTTTATACGGTATGGGTTATCGAAAATATAAAACCTATGCTGCTCAAAGCGGAAAGATGATTAGTTTATCGGAAGCTAAAATTGCCCACGCGGCATTTCACTTGGCTTACCCTCGCTTACGGGCGTGGCACCAAGAAAGAGCATCTCTGGTACAAGAGGGTTGGGCTTATATCCGAACAGCTTGCGGAAGACGACGGTTACTAAGCTACGATGACGCGACAATGATGTGCAGCGCCAACACACTAATCCAAGGAAGTGGGGCTGATATTTTAAAGTTGGCAATCGCGGATTTAAACAAACATTTAAATGAAGATGTTCGATTAGTCGCTGCTGTCCACGATGAATTGGTCCTTGAAGTAAAAGAAGAATTAGCTGAGACTTATAAAGAGATTCTTGAGACAACCATGATTAAATCGGCTGAAACAGTTTTAAAATCAGTTCCTTCTTCTGCTGACGCTTCTGTAGGAAGTTCATGGGCCGCAAAATGACTAAACTTGCAGAGAAATCTTTATTTTCAACACAGGTTGAAATGGCTGCAAAACCTGAGTTAACACTTCGAGAGGCGTGGGTTATCCAAAACCCAGATGGAGACTACTTACGTTCATTTTTACAAGACAATACGGTCGTTAGTTACTGTTCCGAACGAGACGACGCAGAATGGTTTAATACTTACGAAGAAGCTTCTCTTCGTGCAAAAACTCTAGATATAGTAGTTCGTAAAGGACACAAACTACACAGATTTATGACCAGAAGAATTAGCTTGTAAACTTGCTAACATGGAACAGAACTAAAAAAAACCATGCGCTTTGCAGGAGATACTTTTAGTCAGGTCGTAGAGCAAGAGGAGGAAAACCCCTCTAATCTAACTCGTTACTTCCCTGACTTAAAAAATATATATAAACCGGCTCTAAGAGTTAAAAAAGAGCAACCTAAGACAGATGCTACTTCTGTCTCAAGGACAATCAGCTAACTGTTAACCTTCTTCAAGTATTTATCTCGTGGCTTATTTTTTCGGTGGAAAACGATTAGAACCAGGTAAGCCTTTTTCGGCTGGGGATACAATGTTCCCAGAAAACTATTTAGATTTGTCCACGCCGGAAGAAAGAAAAGCTCTTGGTATAACAGAACAAGAAGATGCAGAACCAATTCGGATAGCTGGTGAAGGCCCTACCTCACCAACAGAAGAAACCTCTCCAACAAATACAGCCAATACAACTTCTTTTCCAGAAACAGATATTGATGACTCAACTAAACAATTTTTAGACTCTTTAGGACAAGATTTTTTTGATCAATATGTTAAACCTCAATATGCAGGTGATAAATTTAATGTACAAGAAGGCAGACTTAGCTACAACAAACCAGAGCACCAAAAAGGAGGTGTAATAAGATATGCAAGACCTGATAAGATTACTCCTCCGCCTACAGAGTTTTTACCTACTACAGGAGGAACACCTACTACAGGGGGAACACCTACTACACCTACTACACCTACTACACCTACATTTACGCCCCCACCTGGCGCTTCCCCTTCTATAACCTACCCTTCAGCACCGGATTTTAAAGCAGAAACTCCTTCTTCCGGGGGTGATGATGGCGGAGGTGATGATGGCGGAAGAGATAACCCTCCTTTAACTGAATCTCCAGGCGAAGATCCAAAAGAAACATTTAAAGTTCCAGACCCTACTCCTACACCTGACACTACTCCTACACCTGACGCTACTCCTGCGCCCAAAGCCACGCCACAAATTATGGCGATGGAGAGGTTCTTCAACCCTAGTGAAGGTTTACACTTCTTTACTTCAAACCCTGCGAACGAAACACTAGGCGGTTATGGAGGAGAAGGAAAAGCATTTAACCTCTACGCAGACTCAAATTTGGCTGAGGGAGCAACCGATGTATTCCGTTTGTTTAACCCCCAAAGCGGAGATCACTTATTTACCACGAGTAAAGAAGAGGCTGATGCAGCATCAGCGGGAGGTTATAGAGCAGAAGGCGTTGCTGGAGAAGCTTACACAGAACGGAGAGAAGGCACGGAGGCAGTGGAGCGGTATTACAACCCAAACACAGGAGGTCACCTATTAACTAGTGATCCCGAAGAACAAAAAACGTTAGGATCTCTAGGTTATAACTATGAAGGGACTGCTTTTTACGCTCCTGCACAAACCGCCAGGGAGTCAAGTAAACCAGCAGAATCACAACCAAATGCGGTCGAACAATATTGGCAAGCTGCAAATAGTCCCCCCAAAACAGAACAAAACGAGCCAGAAAATTGGGGAGGAAGCTACCAATTTGGGGGTTGGGATGAAAATGGAAATACTATATATGTTCCTGTAAATGACAGTGGAAATTAATTTTGACTCAAGAAAAAAAATATCAACTTGGAATAACTCAAAAAGATAAAACTATAGAGTTACACGTTCATGCAAATAATAATAACCACGCGGTAGCTCAAGCAGAGGATATCTGCCGGGCACTAGATGCAAACTCTTATTTACTAAACTACGGAGATTGTAAACAAACTAACCTTTCTGATCTGTTTAAAAAATTAGCTTTAAACTTATTTGACTATAAACTATGTGAGCCTTGGAATGGTACATTTAGCAATAATGTTCCGTGTCTTTACGTATTTAAACAGCGTTATTATGTAAGAAATTTAATTTTAAAATACCTAGACGTTCCGCGAGAAGGTGCTGTAGCCCGCCCAAGTTGCAATTGTAAGTCGTGTATAAATCCATATCATTTCTCTTACAGAACCGGAAAAAACTCGAAATTAACTGGCGGAGATACCAATATGCTACTAGCATTCATAAGCCAAGGTTCTGGCGTAAGCCAAGCAGCCAAGGCACTAAAGGTGCATCGCTCAACCATTTATCGGAAACTAAAGCATGAACATTTTTCTGTTGGGTCTGAAAATAACAGACACCGCGCAGGATAACGAAGGCGTTATTAACGTCTTAGCTGATGCTCTCCCGTCAAACGACAAAAGAGTTTCAACAAAGGTCCAATTAATCCAGGACAAAAATCACTATGTAGGTAAACTACTACAACAATTAAGCAAAAACGATTCTGTTTTAGCTATTGGTCCTACACGAGCCACGGTTGACGGTGTGCTTCAAATGCAACCAATGCTAGTTATCTCAAAAGATAACTTCGATGATCTGCTGGCAATCAACTTGTTTATTGCTGCGGGCGGTCTGGGTCCAAAAGCCGATGAGGTTGAGCTCTCAGACACCACCGTCACGAATCGTTCCCTGGCTTGGCAAGCGGATAACGCCGAAACGTGTTGGTTTAAATTGACAGCATGGGCTGAATTATCCAAACAACTATCAGATTTGGCACCAGGCACACCGACTATTGCAGTCGGTAAAGTCTCTACTAGTGAAAAAGATGATAAAAATTACTTAAATTACACCTTGGATAAGATTCTTTATCTTCCCAAGTCATCGAAGTCCGCCCCTAAAAAAGCAGTGGATCCTGAAAAAGGTAAAATTGCTGCGGCGGCTATTGGTTCAATCGATTTTTCCCTTTAATTCAGGTACTCAATCATGGTTTTTATTGCCGGTAAATTCTCCGAAGACGAAATTCTCGCCAACGTTCCTCCCCACACACTACGAATTGACCTTCAAGCTCGCCGTTGGAAATCTGATGTAGACTCTGACTCTGCAATTATCGATGCAAACGATAACGGCATTCCAATTGAATTCATCCTTTTAGGTTTTACTCCCTATTACGGAAACCTTGGAATGCGGAACCAAGAAGAGTTCATGCGTATTGCTTTTATCGGTGTAACTCCGAAGCACCGGCTTTTGCCGCCACGCTGTGTGACTACCGCGATGATCTCGGGTAAGTCCAGTCAAAAGAATTTTATCTCTTATTTTCAAACCCTGTACAACAACAGGATTAACTGCGCTTCAGTGATCACGTCTAGTAAGTTTGTGACTCGTTCTTTTAACGAACGGGATCCTGTAACGGGAGCAGACGGTGCCAAGATTAATTTTAATGCCTTGGAGTTTAAGGACCGTCCGGCTCAAAATGAGCTTGAAGAAAAATTGGTCGAGGACGTTATCGCGTGGCTTGATTCGACGGGAACTGAATCTGTAGTGCATTGCTTGAAATCTCACATCCCTGGTTCGGACTTGGTAGAGCTGCCCCTTGGCTCAGATCACTCTGAGATTAAAGCTCAGTTTGCCGCTGCAAGGCCGCAAGCTTTAGAGGGAACAGGAGTGGCTCGTATGTTTGCTCCTGTTGCTGCTCCAGCAGCAGAGGATGTAATCGTAGTTAAACCCGAACCCCCGCAGCCGAAACGAAAAAAAGCTGTTGAGCTTACGGAAGAACAGGCCAAAGCTTTAGGAGTTGATTTTTAGAGTACAGTAAACAAGTGAAGCCAATCGAGCGTCGGTAATCCCGGCGCTTTTTACTTTTAATTTTTATAATGTTTTGCCCAAACCCAGACTGCAACAGCGTTGTCACTAACGTTTTAACAGTCCGTCAGAAAAAAAACGGAAAAACCAGGCGTCGCTTTTGTCCCACGTGCGGTTTAAAATTTACGACAGAAGAGATTTTGTTAGTAAAAGATGGTCATAAATTAATAAATCCTTATAAAAAAGAAAGCAGAAACAGACAAGGTTCTTGTAATCCAGGAGCAATCTTAACAGATACAAATGTTAGAGATTTGAGAAGATTATATAGAGAAGGCAAGACTCAAAAAGAATTGAGCATCAAATACGGTATGAGCAAAACTCAAATATATAGAATTATTCATCGCTTGAGCTGGAAGAACATTTAGTAGAGTTTCGTTTTAACGGATGGTCAACTTCACGTGGAGTTAAAAGTTCCGTTAACGGAGGAAGCATCACGCCAGAACGAACACACCAAGAAGACAAAGCCGAGAATAAACGTTTATGTAACAAATGTTGTCTATGTACCATTTCAAAAACCTCTATAAGTTGTTCTTTGTCCAGCTTCCTAGCGTCCCTGAGAACTCGCTGGTGTAAAAAATTCTGTTCTGTATCGAGCCACTCAAGATTTAACATTTAATAAACCTGGAATATGACGACTATAACCATTCCTCAGTAGACAGGCAACCTTCCTGTCACTACACTATGAATCTCCACATGATCCTCATGACCGACTTTTATGTAGTTCCAGATGGGGTGACCCATACGCTGATTAAGCACACGTTTATATCGGGAAACATCTTAGTTCCTTACGATCCGCAACACGTTTTAAGCACACAACTTCAAAAACATAAATATACAGTCACAACAAATGAAGACCCTAATAACTTATTAGATCCTATCTGGTGGGTGTCCATGCGAGAGAAAAAATACGATTGGGTCGTCTGCTCAACCATGGGTTTAAAAGACTACAGTGAATACATAATGGAATACGGAATGTCAATAGCGACTAATGGCATTGCTCTTTTAGATAGGTTATCTTTCTTAGAACCGGTGTTTAAACGAAGAACATTCCTTCTAAAGAATAAATTATCGAACATGGTTGTTTTGTCGCCACGGCCAAAATTTCGAGCTGTAGGTTCGACTAAAGACTCTGTAACAGCTTGTTGGTTTGTTTTCCAAAAACCGGACAAGTGGATGGATGGCACGATGATCAGTTACGCAGTAAATTGGGAAAACATCGGAGCCCTTCCGGAACTTCCAACATGACATCACGTAGCAGAAAATTCGAGCTTTTTCAAAAGGCTGTTGTAGACAACCTGACAAAGCTAAACGAAAAACTAGATAAGCTCTGTGCGCTAACCGTTTCGAACCAACTTCTCCAAGAGTGCGTTGGTCCAGACGGTAGCGTCAGATCAGCAGAAGAGTGTGGTGATATTGTCGTAGAGAGTTTTATGGCAGGCATCTGTTTAGCCGAAGACTTAAATAGTCGGTCTAAAGAATTCGATTATCAAAAATCAGAATTTTTTATAAACGGTGCAGATGAAGACGATGAAGAGGATGAAGAAGATGATGATGACGATAATTCACAGGATTTTAATGTCAATAGGTGTCCTGTTAATGCGTTTTAACTAAGATACGCTAGAGTTTAGTTAATTCGACACAAGCTTGTGTCCCAAACTCGTTTAACAATTGATGGTTTACGTCATTACGTTTGTGATGGAGTACATAGACCACTACCTTCAGTAACTAGTGTCTTATCCGCTACACAAACGGAAGATACTCAACGGAAATTAGCTCACTGGAATGTATTAAATCCGGGTGTAGCAGATGCAGCGGCGGCAAGAGGTTCGTGGGTACACGGTGCAGTCGAAAACTATATCCGAGGTCTAATTGTCAAACCGCCTCAGGATTTACTTCCTTTTTGGCAAGATCTTCCAGAAAAATTAGATGAGCTTTTAGAGAACAGTAAGGTGCTGTGGTCTGAAAAGCCATATAATCAGCCACAGTGGTCAAAATATGTGGGGGACGATGGTATTGGCAGAATTCATTATTACGACAATACTACAGGCCATGGTTATGCCGGTTGTCCCGACATAATTTATAAAGATCAAAACGGGGAATGTATACTCGCAGACTTTAAAACTTCCGCAGGTCCTTATAGTTATAGATTTCCAAAACCCACTATGGACTTAGACGAGAAAACTCGTAAGGCTTTAGTTAGTGGTGTTTTTAAATTAAAAAAGACAAAGTTACAGCTAGCTGCATACTCTATTGCTGCAGAACATTGTCTAGGAGTTAAAATTGACAAAACTCGAATAATTGTGTCTACTCCTGTTCCCGAGTATTCAGTTCAAATTTTTACTTTTGGTGCTAACGAATTAGATATAGACAAGAAACAGTGGATGGAAGTTTTAAAGAAATTTTACTCGAAAGTTTAACCCGAGCTTTCGAGTCTGACCGTGGTCTAATACGGGACATCGTGCCAAAATAGTAAGACGGAGCTAGCCCATGCAATTTGTCTGTTCGTTAAATTCTGAAGTTAAAAAATATGTAAACCCTAAAACAGGGAAAATAAGTGCAGGTGGTAATTTTAAGTCATTCAATGAGAATTGGATTCCTGTTACCGAAAGCATTACTTTTATATCAGAACAAGTAAAAGAAGGTGAAGGTCTTTGTGCGTGGCATTTAGTAGATGGCAAACGCATTAAGGATAAAACTGGATGTATTCAAGCAGGCTTGATTATTATTGACATTGATAATCAATTAGACGGAAAAACAGAAGAAGGTGAAAAAATACAAAAGCAAGAATTAACTCCTACTCAAGCACTCGAATTAGATCTTTGTAAAAAATATCTGTCCTCTGCTTATTACTCCCCTAGTTCCACGGTGGAATGGCCTCGATTTAGATTGGTCTTTGGCCTAGAAAAACCGATATTAGACCCAGATTTTTTTCAATGGTTTACAAGGCAAATCTCCCAACAAATTCCGGGCTCAGATCGTAGAGCGACATTAACAGTAAACCTTTTTTATGGCTCAAAACAGGGAGAAGATCTCATATGCGTTACAGATAAATTTATACCAGCGGTAAAAATTGACGAAGCTTATATTGCTTACACACAAATTCCTAAAGAAGAATCTACAGAATCAGATCCGTTAGAGGCATTAAAAGTCGAATACGCCGACGAAGGAGCGGAGATTAGCAAACTGGTCAGTAACACGGTTAAGGAAATACTCGAAGGCAATCAAGTCGAAGACAGGTCGTTTGCCATGGCTATGGTTCTCAAAGAAATCATAGGTTGGTGCAACTGGTTACGGGAAGCACAAGTCCCAACACGAGAAAAACCACTTGACATAGCACACCGTGCGTTCTATGCTCTGTATGACTACGCACCTGAGCTTGATGGCAAATTTAACCGAATCTTAAACAGCATCACTGATGCTTCTTCTTTGAAGCCAGCTATCTCGCTTGCTGTAGAGAATGGAGAATTATCTCCGTGGAAAAAGTTAAAGTCTCACTATAAAGATCTCTTTGAGACCTTATGCCCAGATCAAATCAAATCAGACATCAAGAGTAGAAAAGCAAAACCAGTAAATTCAATACTGGCCTTTGACATTTTTTCGGAAGATTCTTTCCAAACAACATCAACATCAACACCTTTACCTTCCCCTGACTCAATGGTTACCACACCAGCAACACCGGCTCAGCTAATAAACTTGCAGCAAAACAACAGGCAGTTTTCAGAGAATGATATTGCCGATGTTATTGTTAACAACTATGGCGATCGCTTTTTATTCGACTCAACCCTAGACGAGTTCTTTACTTACGACGACGACCAAGGTATTTGGTATCTCCAAGACGATCAGCATATTAAACGTAGAATTGTAAAAACCCTAGACACTTTTGTTGTAGCTGGTGTTCTACCGAAATACAACTCAGCTACCGTGGCTTCCGTTTATCAAATACTAAAAGCTAAAATGTTACGTTCGATTGATGGTGGACGTACATCCATATGGAACAAAGGTCGCCGTTTTATACCCTTTAAGAACGGTATTTTAGATCCGGACACACAACAATTTAACGCTGGTAACCATAAGGATTTGTTCTTACGAACAAAGCTAGGTTACGACTACGACAAAAAAGCTACGTGCCCTAAGTTTATTACTTGGCTAGAACATGCTGTCGGAACAGAAAAGGTAGTTATTATCCAAGCATTTCTACGTGCGTTGGTAACAGGTTATGTCACAGGAGAAAAATTTCTTCACTTAATTGGTCCGGGCGGTACAGGTAAATCCACGCTGCAGCAAATTCTTATTGCCCTTGCTGGATTTGGTGGGACGCATACGAGCGATTTAGAAACAATTGAAACCAATCGGTTCGAGACGCACAACCTCATCGGCAAGCGGTTACTGCTTTTGACAGACGAGGCTTCTTTCTCAAAACGTTTAGACACGTTAAAAAAACTTACTTCCTCCTCTGACACTTTGCGGGCGGAGCGAAAGTATGGGACACAGACGATTAACTTTAAACCGGAGTTGTTGGTTTGTATTGCTTCTAACGAACACATATCGTCTTCCGATATTAGTAGCGGATTGGAGCGTCGTCGTTTAACGATTGTCATGGACAAAGTTGTCCCTCCTTCTCAACGTAAGAATCTTATAAATGTGTATGAAGATCGCATAGAAGGTGAACTAGCTCCAGAACTATCGGGGATTGTGAGTTGGGCTTTAGCAATGACGCGGGATCAGATGCGCGATGTGCTGAGCAATCCGGTTAAGCATTGCCCCACGCTGAATGCTACGGATATCGAAGCTTTGGTGTTTAATAATCCAATTTGCGCGTGGCTTTCGGATTGTTGTTTGTATGCGCCTAACTCCACTACAAGTATTGGTGGAGGTGCTTTCCGACCTTCCACGGATGAAAGCGAACGTGGTTTGTATGTTAAAAATGCATACGTTGAGCTTTACGCAAGCTACGTTAACTTCTGTAAATCAAATGGATACAAACATGCGGCTAAACAAAGATTTGTAGATCGTTTAAAAGAAACAGCACAGAATGTCCTAAAGATTGAGAAGGTAGATCCTCGATTAATTGGAGGCAAAGCAGTCGTTACTGGTTTACAATTGAAGCCGTATGATGTCACTACAGATCGTGCGTCATATGGAGACACTCGTCTCCCGTCGCCGATCGAATGGGCATCAAACCCAACATATGACCTTTGGAAAATTGCTTTTGAAACTCATGACACTAAAACAACCTAGTTCTTTTTTTGGCGTTCTTACCGGCATAGGTGCAGCAGCAAGTATTGGAGCAGCTTGGTTCCAACCCACAGCGTTTGCACCTATATTGGCTGCCTCAGGCGGTGTTCTATTTGGAGCGTCCGTTCTATCGGAAAAGAAAAGACAAGAAGAGATTGAAATTACAGAGGCCACAAACGTGGCGTCAAACTTTAGTCGTTTATACGACACCAACAAAGGGATCGTATCGGCAGAACAACTTGCTATTAACTCAAACGTAAATATAGATCGGATTAATGAGTTCCTTGGTAGGTTAGTCGAAGAACAAAAAGGGCATTTAATTAATACAGAAAAAGGAACGGTGTACTCTTTTCCACATCCCAATCACGTGCTTAATGAACTAACAAATAACGCTAAGAATTGGGCACTTGCTCAACAAGAACAATTACTTCAACAAATTAATACACTACAGCAACAAACTGCCATGATTGCTGCTCAACAAGCCGCAATGCGAGTCCCTTTACAACCTTTAGGACCAGACCAACAATCTTTAAAAAATAGTGAAGTCGCTAAACCTGGTGGCGATTTGTGGAATAGTTTACTATAATTAAAGAATGCGAACGCAGAGCGACTTAACGGCGGGCCTAATTAAGCCCGCCTTCGCTTTATCTATAGTTAATATTTAACCAACCACGCAAACTGTGGTCGTCATTAGCGGCTGACATTACTGCTTCTGTCGTAATAGGAAGTATTGTAGATAAACTAAGTCCAATACCCGAGGCAATTTTTCGGTGTTCTTTTTGAGTTTCGACAGACGCTCGAAGCCCAACGTAATGTATAAAAGATCTAATAGTCCCAGTAATGTATATTTTTGTAGGAGAGCACATCATTAATACGTTTCTAGCACACTCTTTAGCTACACCTTCATTAATCATATCTTTATATAATTTTTTACTTTCATAAAAATGATCGTATATACGTTGTTTAAACTTTGCAACCGTCTCAATATCCATATTTTCAGTAGAGTTTTGTCTATTTGTTGGATCTTGTTTCCGTAAATCAAAATCCCAACAAATCGACTCTGATTCTTCTAAAAGATCCAACGGATCGCAATACCTTTGACTTAGCTCTTGAAAATTAAAAGATTTATGCCTAATAATTTGAGCTGATATAGCTCTTGAAGTTATAATCTCAAAGCTTGCCGATGCTTGCTCAAAAATACTCCAATGGCTATGCCGAATACAATACTTTAAAAGTTTTGTAAATTCAGCTTTATCAGGGTTTTTTGCACTAACTCTGGCATGACGAGCTATAACTCGCTCAGCATCAGGTGTTACCCAATCAAGTTGGACTTTATGCACAAGAAGCTAAGCAACTTCGTCTACATTAAAGCCACGTGGGGATTTTTCAAGTACGAGGAAATGCTTCTTGGTACCTAAGCCGCTTTGTAAGTTCGGACGGCGTGATACCTGCGACCCTCATGGGATCAAGACCCAACCTTGAACCCGCCATACGGACTGGAAAATCGTTATCCATTACTTACCCATCTGCTTCATTGCTTTAACTTTAGCCAAAATCATTAAGTTTGTTGGCGTATTGTGGCTGGTTACCATCTTATTATCGTTAATTTCTTGCGTATTTAAAAAGTACTGGTTTGGGTTTAACATTTCTTGCTGGAGTAATGCTCGTTGTTCCGGAGTATTTTGAGCAATAGAAGCCATGTACTGCATCTGACTCATATCATCAGCACTGTCTCGAAACGGAATCTCTTTCTGGTTGTACCCGGCAACCCCAGTTAACTCGGTGCTTTTCTTAATGTTGCCTTCGCTATACTCAACAGGACCAACGGGTGGTCTTGTGTAAACGCCACGGTTGTGCTGAATTTGTGCTGCTATCCGACTAGAGTCGTCCATCTGGACACCACGACGGATCCCAATCTCCAAAGGAGTGTTGGCCGTCATCAAACCGGGAGGCAGAGCCGCCAACCCACCTAACGGCTTTAGTTCCGCAGGCATTTTATTTTCGCCGGGACGAGGAAGAATAGCCATTAGTGTTTAGATCTGTTGGCGCTACGGGACATTACTCTAATGTTAGCAGGGCTATTATCCAGAGGGTTGCCATTTTTATGATCCACATCTTTTCCGTCGTGTTTACGTACGCGCCCTTCCTTCTCTAAATGACGCCTGGCTTTGTTGCGGGCCGCTCGACGTTTTCTTTGCTCCTCGGTCCCGTGATATTGTTTGTATTCTTTGTCGTAATCTCTCTCTCGATCAGCCATGAAAATTAAGTTATTACTTTAAGTTTACACAAGGAACAAGTTTGCACTTAATAATTGGAAATCTTGGACACTAAGGAAGTCAACTCCCATCCTGGAAGCAAGTAACCATAATCACGTGGTTCTGTAACTGTTTTTGTTTCTAAACACACGCCGCAAACACCTTCGTGATAAGTCGAACACCTTTTTTGTTCGCGACTCAAGACTTCTTTTAGTTCTAACTGATAATAAAGTCCGTACTGTTCGCCACAAGACCAACAAACCCATTGGGGTTGATTTTTTGCAATTTTTATCTTCATAAAACTAAAAAACAAAAACTCTACAAAGATTCTTCTTCTAATTCAATTAAAATTTGTTCCCTTACCAAAAGAGCAGAATCTAATTTAAATTGTTCCCATAAACCAGTAAAGCAATGGTTTTTAGGTTTATATTCTTGATATAAAAACTCCATAAAAGTAGCCTTGTCTTGTTCCTCTAAATAATCTAATGTGCTGACTGTTTGAGCTGAGTCCATGAAGAAGACCTAGGTAACCTTGATCCTAGTCCGACACACCTCAGTAAAACAAAGTAAATTGTTAAAAATTACTTAATGGCTTCGATATACCAGCCAGTCCCTGGACCTTCCACGAGCCAACGAGGTCCTAGATTTTTTTTAGAGTACAGCAAATGGGATCCGTTAGAGTTTTGATACCCGCCATTGACGAGATCCATTTCCCCATAGGGGTCATTGACTACATATGCCGTGTTATCTTCGTTTCGTCCAATAATAGTAAGCCAATGTCCTCCACCACTTGGTTTACTTACAGGGCCATGATGAAGAACCCCGATAGGAATAGGAAATCCTTTTGCTAGTTGCGAATCAATATCGCTCCAGCCACCATCTTGTCTGAACTCTACGTTCAATCCATGTTGCTCTAAAGCAGTCACTTGAGCGGAAGGTTCTGTAGTATCCCCATACTTATAAACAGTAACCATGTACTCATCGTCGCTCGTTATGCTATTTGGTTTCACGTATTTAAGAAGCATTGCACATGCACTTGAAAAGCAAGAACGCAAAGGATCTTTTTTATTATCTCTTTGGGAATAATAAGGTACGTCTAAGACAAGTTTTTTAGGATGTTTAAATTGAGGTTCAGTAGAAGTTACTTTAGGATCATTTATAATTTTCCAATGGGTTGGATAAAACCACCAGACTTGATTAGGTTGCGCTTCTAATGTAATTTTGTAATCTACTTCACCAGGAACAATTGAAATGTTGGTCCAAGCATGAGCACTTCCTTTAGGCACAAATAGCTTCTGCTCAGGCGTCAGATCAGAAGTTTGACCTGGTTTACGCTTTAACCACGTGTCACGTTGGGCGAGGATTGTATGAGCCAAAACATCATTCTTTGCGCCTTTTAAGAATAGCTCACTCTCAGCTTTTCGCCTGCTGACCAACCCAGGTAGTGTTTGATTTCCCGCTTTAACCCACTTAGAAAACTCAGCGGCAACAACCTTTTTATCTGTTTTTTCGTTAATTAAGTTTAAAAGAGTAGATGATCTAAAAGCTGAAACTCCGACGTTATAAGTAAAACTTACAAGGGCATCAAATTGGTTCTGATTTACAGGTACTTTTAGAGATTCTGTGACAGCTTTTTCAAAAATGGCGAGGTCAAAACGTAAATATTCTTCCGCTTTAACTTGCGATATGGTCTGACCTTCTTTAACCCCGGTGGTGGTACCGAACCCAATAGTCCAGACGCCCACGGAATCCTGATACGCAGTAAGTCTGCAGCCTTCGAACTGTTTAAGAAGTTCAATACCAGCTGCAGAGATTTTCATTACTGGTTGTAAATATCAACACCTATACGATACTCACAACCACTGCGCCCGTTAAGCTCAATGTACATGTAATGAGTCCCAGAAGCACTAATTCTTTTTTGAGTTACAGAGTTAGCACGGGCGCTTAATTTAGAAGGCTTTGCAGACATAATTTCGGTTCCTGAACCGTTCAAAATTACAACGTCGCGGACTCCATTTTGATCCCTGATATTGACTTGCAGAATACCAGTACCATTAATCGTTAAAGGGTAATAGTCAGAAAGAGCAAAGTATCCCTCCGCTGTATATTTTTTAGAGTTTGTTGTGTTGACTACCACGCCGCTGCCGTTTACTTGTCGACGTTGATCGAAGTGGCTAGACGTGGTGCGTTGGGCTCCACTTGTCGAAGTTCCACTAGCGAGAACAACGTTCAGTTCTAGGTTTTTAGACAGTTCAGACATTTGACAAGATACCCAATAACTATAGTTTAGCCTAAAAAAATTTAAAGGGCTGAGTTAGAATATATTCGTTGGTTAGGAGACGACAATGGAAGCACTTGTTGCCTCTCTTGCGGGATTAATGGCTTTCTTCACCTGGTTACACGAACAAAGGCAGCGAGTTACGGATAAAAGATTTGAAAATATTAAAAAAAGATTAGAGACTGTGGAAGAAAAAATAGAGAAACTACCCATAGATTACGTTTTAAAGAAAGATTTAAACAATGACTTGCACGAAATAAGAACGTGGTTACGTTCAATTAACGACAAAATAGATACCTTGATACTCTCTCGTTAACTGTATGCTAGTATAAGGGCAGAAATTTAATAGAACCATGCTTGTTTACCTCACAGCTAACTGGTCGCAAATTTTAACTGCGATTGCCGCTGTCCACGCTGCAGCCCTTGTAATTGTAAACTTGACAAAAACACCAAAAGACGACGAGTTATTGACCCGCGTTTACCGTGTTGTCGAAATATTGGCTGGTGTAGTTACAAAACTAGTTAAGAAGTAGAAGTTTTTTTACTCTTTGTTTTTTTAACGACTTCTTCCGTTTCCGTCGAGGGAAGGCATAGAGGAAGTTTGCATATTTCCTCATACTCACGAGCCGCGATACTTTGTTCGTGGTTATAACTAAGCCATTCCCAAATAATGTCTTCTCTTTCTTGATTCCAAAAAGTTTGAGATCTATACCACAGCAGCCAGTCAATATCGGACTTTGCCAGGTTGCAGGTAGGGCAAGCGGCTAACAGATTACCCCTTTTCGTAGAACCTCCTTTGGCTCTAGGAATAATATGATCTAAAGTATGCGCTCTTGTATCTCCGCAATATGCACACTTATTGCCCCAGGCTTCAATTATGTCTTTTCTAAACTTTTTACGGGCGTTTCTCCGCTGAAGACAACTGAGATTAAAAACAAGCTCATTCTCTTCGGAGGCGCTCACGCACAAGAAGCGTCTAAGTATAGTTTACTCCAAACAAAAACACAAAATTTAAAAATGTAAATAAATAAGACACAAGGTAGCGGCTGCGCGTTCTGTGCGTTAGAATAAACCTGATTTATTAACATAAATGTCCACAACACTTCAACTTGCCTGGGTCCAGTTCAAAGCCGAACGAGCTGTCACTCTTTGTCCTACGAGTTTAACCGCAGATTATAAGCAGGTAGAAAAGTGGATAAACCGATGTCCAATCACAAATTTGGAAGAAGGCCGCCAAGTTATGACTTGGGTACTAGGACAAAAACCGATTAAATCAAGTCGCAGAGTCGCTATGTACGTAAAAAGTCTCTACAAGTGGGCCGCTAGCGAAGACATTGCTTTATTAACAAAAAATCCTATAACAACTTTTAAAATGCCAAAACCTCCTCAAGAAGATATCGATGTTATCGTTATTCCTCAAAAAGAAACTTCAATAGTTTTAAGTGCTTTAGCCTCACGTTTTACAAGAAATGGGGCTAATTGGGCTCACTATGCAGAATTTATGCTTCAAACAGCAATGCGTACAGGCGAAGTCCGAGCCTTAAAGTGGGATGATATAAAAGAAAATAAAATATTAGTACATTGCAACTACACTTTAACCCACGGGCACAAAGATTCCACAAAAACAAACCGTAAGCGTTGGGTTCCTCTGAACTCAAGGGCTCAAGAGATCATACAACAAACTAAAAAAGTTGAAGATTATATATTTCCTTGGAATAGACTTGCTTTTCAGAGTTACTTTTACGACAGGATGTGTGAGCTGCACTCAACAGGTGCAATTGAAAACAGATATAGACCTTATGATCTGAGACACACGGCAATTAGTCGCTGGCTAGAGGCACAAATCCCGGTGGCTCAAGTTGCAAATTGGGCAGGTAATAGCTCCGAAATTATCTGGCAACATTATGTAAACGTCACTAAAGAATACGAAATGCCCCTTTTATAGAATTATTGTGTCTTCGCCACTGCTGCCAAATAAAACTGAACTACTGATTCCACCTGTGCTGCTTACACCAGTAAATATGGCATCTGTGCTTACTCCGGTAAGCCCGGAATCAGAAGTGCTTCCTGTAGCGGTCTCACTCACAACTACAGGTTGTTCTTGAGGAGGCCAAACAGGATAACCAGAACCGGTGATGTAAGTCGCTAGTTCGTCAGTAGTTGTAGTTGTGGTTATATAAACTACTTTTTCGTTACAACATGTACGTACATTTTGACGCCAAGATTGAACCCCGCTTGGGACAGGTGTTCCGTTATCAACCATACGAACCACGGCCCAATCGGAAGGGCTTAAAAGAGTATTTGCAGTCGTTCTTGTTTGATCTACCCAACCTGAAACTAATACACCGTGATCTTTTGGAATTAAAGTTCCGCTGGCGGTATAACCCCAATAAAAGCGCTGATCGTAATAAGGACTAGGAGGATCAGGAACCTCAGTTATACCTATTGCTGTTCTTTCCTCAGGGGAAGCTAAACGCAACCAATTTGCAGGGTAAAGAGTATCCCCTGCTTCAAAAGGAACATCTAGTGGTAAAGGGTGGCCGTTTAAAACAAACACGATAACGTATTTTTTTACGTACTTTAATTATAATCAAATTCAGGGCAGTCAGAAACCCAAGAACCGCATATTCTAAGTTCACCTCCTAGTAGCTCTTGAGCACTACTTCCATCAGGTGGCTTTTCAGAAGAAAAAGAAGGACTTAATCTAACTTCTTTGTCTTGTGTTGCCTTCTCGTATTGTCTAATGGCTTCATCCACGTCGCGAATTACTCTTCTATTTAAAAGAACAGGATCGTTTATTATGAAGTCGTTTAAAGGTTTGCTGGGGATATTTCTTTGAATTTCGTCAACGGCATCATAAATTTTATCTTCGGGTATACCTGTACACTGTGACACCAACGTTACAATCGTGGTAAATAAAACGCCTATAAAAGCGTATGTGTAAATATTTTTTGTTTTTTTGCCAAAATTAAAGTTCATTTTACAAAGACACAATACTGATTAGTGAGTTCGACTACTCTTTATATTCGTCTTCAAAACAAAAGATATTATCTAATTCGAGCCAAATAGCGTCTTCAATTGCCACGTGGATTGAGTCCTCGCATGGATTTTCGGTGTGTTTATAAGCTCGACGATATCCCGCTCGAATGCC